GTATTTCATTGCGTGTGATTTGCAAGCCAACAACTTTACGTCTGTTGATTACCATTCCATTGCAATTGTTTATGATTGTTTGTAATCCTGCCATTGTTTAGTTTCCTATGCTGCGTAAGGCAGTTCTTTTTCTGCTAATTTTACTGTGCCTAATAATGTTTTGCGATTTGCTGCAAATAATTGTGCTACACTTTGCGCATCCAATGCGCTTATATTATTAGTGATATAATTGTTAGTTACAGGTGCGCTCACTTGTCCACTACCTACAGCATGATTTGGTACTACACGACCTGCTGTTGGTGGCACGAATAGTTCTGGGCCCTTCTCACCAACAACATATGGTTTACCTTGTTGCGCATTACCACCACCTGCTAAGAAGCCTGGTATGATAGAACCACCTAGTAATCCACCACCACCACCAAATCCAAATGATTTTAGAAAATCTAGTGCAGCCAATTTTAGTTTAGCAGCAATAAAATCTTGTATGATGCCTGCTAAAAATTCTTTTATTTTGAATTTACCAGTGCGACTGAAATTGTCAATCTGGCTGCTTAGACCGTCCCAAAAGTTTTTGACTTGATTCGCTGGGCTTATGCTATCTTCAAGTGCTTTCTTAGTTTCTTTACCCCAAATATCAATTTGTCTTGCTTGATCTTCACGGGCAGTTTTTTCTTGTGCCTGCAATTCGCTCAATTGTGTATAATAATCGATGGCTGCTTGGCGTCTACGCTCAAAATCAGCGATTTGACCTTCTGTGATATTCTTACCTAATGTTGCTGCCTCACGATCAATTGCAGCCAAACGTTCTTTCAATCCACGTTCGTTGTCTAATTTTTTAGCATACTCAGCACGTTGTTCAGTAGTCATGTAAAGCATGTCTATTTCATCACGCATTGACTGTAGACCTGCTGTATCTTGACGTATAGTTTCACTAAACGCTAAGGCACGATTGCGTTCTTCTATTGCTTCACGCTCTTGCTGCAATAAAGGTATTTTTGTTTTTAGACCACTAACAGTTGCCGCAGTATCAGCATTGATACTATCAATAGTTTTCTGTATCTCTGCTCTACGATTCTTTTCGCCTTGTGGTAATTTTTCTAATTCTTGTTGTAGTTTTTTGACTGTTTCTAAACGATTTTTTTCAACATCATCTAAGGCTCTAGCAAGTTCAGCCTCACGCTCAGACATCTTTAGATATTTCAATTCATTATCTAAATTTTCTAATAAACTTGCGTTGGCTTCTTTATATGCCTTACCAATGTCTTTTATGCCTTTGATTTTTTCATCAATCAACTTCATTGATTGGGCATAGGCTTCATCTTCTTCTTTTTGTCTTGCCGCCGCGGCTTCTGCTTGTCGTTGTCTTTCTGCGGCTAATTTTTCTTCTTCAGTTTTTATAACACCAAGAAATTGACCTATTTTACTAAACGCATTTAGAACTGCATCAGGATTGAAATATGCAAACACGCTACCAAATGCTGCTGCTAATATTCCTAATCCTTTTCCTAACATGCCTACACCATCTGTTAGGAACTTGAATCGCTTGTTCATGCCTGCTATAGTTTCTTTGGTAAATTCTCCTGCTTGTCTAAATTTACCAAATTGAAAAACTATGAGTTCCCAAGTTTTGGCTAGACTTTCGCCTCCTTTTTTGATCAGTGCGAATCCACCTGCGACTAAAGATATGCCACCTCTAACAAGACTTATTGCTTTACCTAATGCGGTAAATGCTAAAATTACACCACCTATCGCTGCAACAGTTTTTATAAATTCACTAATTGATTCACTGCTAATTTTTATATTTGCAATAAATTCATTGAGTGGTTTCAATACTTTCAATAATTCAGTTTGAATATTGGTAATTGCTCGTTGAAATTGTTCTTGTGCGGCTTCTGCTGCGTTTATTGCTGTTGCTGCTTCAAGACTACCTGCAATATATCCACGCTGATTTTTTGCTATTTCACTAAATGCCGCAGCAGCACCCTTGCCACCAACTTGTATAGCAGTTTGTGTTTGTATGCTTTGATCTTTTATACGACCTAAACCATCTACAACTTTTAGAATTTGTTCATCAATAGTAGCAGTACTATCGTAAACATCTACACCTAATTGTTCAAACGTTTTGGCTAATTCATCATTGCCTGTTTTAGCATCACCAATATTTTTAGTTAGGCGTAATAATGCAGCGTCGGCAGCAGCAGCACTACTACCACTTTCTTCAAATGCTCTACGTAAACCTAATATACTTTGAACTGCTAAGCCAGTTTGATCTGACAAATCTTTTACTGCGGCAGCACTACGATATGCATTAGCAACAAATGATCCAATTGCAAGACCACCTAATGCAGTTTTTAGTCCACTAATACTTTTGCTAAGACCATTTAGTGCTTTATCTGCTTGTGCTGTGTCAACTGTGACTTTATATGTTAGGTCTGCCATTTTACTTCCTCATGATCTTAGCGATTTCTTTTCTGATAAAATCTTCAGTTGGTTTAGTCATACCTTGTGGTGCTTGCTTACTATAGCCTTCGTCTAAACGTTGAGCATATGGGTAAGCAGCAACAATGGTATCTTTGTCTAACTTAGTATTACGTCTAGCATTACCACTACGAACAGGCGTAACTCTTACAAACTCTTTATAAGCAAGTTGCGGCAATGCTGCCAAACGCTTTTGTATGCGTTGCAAACTTGGAGTTATATTATTTTTTGTAATTTGTATCGCTTTCATAGTTGTGGTTTATTCTTATTGAAAATCTCTAACAACTGATCTGTATTATAACTTGGTACTGGTGGTTTGCCTTTATTCAATTGTTTCTCCTGATGATATCTTTCAAAACTCATTGCGCAATCCATTATATACAAATCAAATGTATCTCCTCTCCTTATAATCTCGCTTGGTAATAGACCATATCTTTTACCAAGACCATCTATCTGCAATATTGATACCATCTTTGCACTTTTCATATCGATGGTATCACTTGTTATTTTCCCAATTGTGTCGTTACCTTTGTAATCGCTTTCATCAATATACTAGTAGGCAACATATGCTTATCACTAATGATAGGTTTACCATTTTCATCTAATATCAGTGTTTTGACAACATCGATCAATTCACCTGTATTTTTTTCTTGTAAATTCGCTAGTCTCATAAAGACATCCATAGGTTGACGATCCCATGTATAAAACACAAGACTTTCGCCATAAGTATCTAGAATTTCTTTATCATCAAGAACCACTTCGACTAATTGTGGTTCGCATGTAATCTGTGATAGTTTCATTTGTTTCTCCTAATTGATTAGTTACCAGAATATTTATCGTAATATTCTTCTAAAATTTGATTGAGCAATGCCAAGCGAAATGCTTGTTTTGCTTTCATTTGTCTAATAGTTGCTTCCATGTTGTTCAACATTGGCATAAGTTTTGCCTCATCTGCAATGAGACTGCGCAGTTTTTCTTCATTTGTTTTTAGCCATGGATTATCCATAATTTATTCCTCATACATAAAAAGAGAGCGAGTTACCTCGCCCTCTTTGTTGATTACAAATCAACCTTCGCTCTTCATGTCTCCGTTGACAGCAATAGTTAGAGGTGATACCCAAACTGGTGCGTCAGGTGAAACTGTAGGTGCTAGATTTGTTATGTAACCTACGCCATGGTAAGCGTAAGTGTTAGCAGGTGTTGCGTTACCAACGTTACTGTTGTTGTTCAACTGTACGCGGAAAGCAACTTCAACACGATTTTCTGAAAGTCCTGAAACTCCATAAAACTGTGCTGATGTGTTTGGTGTTGCGTTAGCATTACCAAACCAACCTACTGGGTCAATTACTACGTTTGTGCTGATTTCATTATCACTTGGTGTTGTCACCTTGTTTATACTTGCAGAACAAAAGTCAGTCCATGAGAAGATACCAGTACTATTAGTAATAGTAACATCTTGTAGACAAGTAACTGACAATAGATTTCCACCTAGAAAACCATTTCCTGTCGCGCCGACATTGGAATTAGCCACGTCAGTGGTTAGAATGAGAGCAGGGAAAGTACCTGTCTCGTTTACTGTAATATATGCCATTGTAGTTCTCCTATAAGTTGTGTGGCATCAATCATTGAAATCAAGTCTTTTTATATTGAATGTATAGGTATGTTTTTCACTACGATTACCTAACACTTCTGTCTTACTGAAATTTACTTCAAAATACCCATCAAAAAATTGACTGTCAGCAGCAAGATCGTTTATGCGACCTAATACTGCCAAACTTAGTGGATCATTTTGAAATGACACATACAATATTTCAAATTGATCTGTCACTGTATAAATTGATCCACAGTTTTGTACGCCTAATTGATAAGTTTCTCTAGAGATGGGATGACAATCTCTAACGTATACGCCAAATGGTACAACATCATCAGTACTAGGATAAACACCATTGACTTCTACGATAGGTGTAAGTGTATTACACACTACACGCATATAGTCAATGATTGCTTCCTTAGTGATTAGAGGCTGATGTCCACTAGCCATTAGAAATATCTCCTGTCGCCATTGAAGTAATCTACGTCACTAGTCCAATTCTCTTCTAACTTCGTTGTTGGTCCGTTAGGAGCATCTTGGTTTAGATCATAGAAATTCATCAACTGTAGTGCCTTTTCCCATTCAAACTGATATCTACGCAATGCGTGATCATAGTTAGCGCGATCAACATCGTTGACGTTACTAGTGTCTGATACAATGCTTTCGTAGAATATTTTGACAGCCATGAATGTATCAAGTCGTATCAAAGTCTGATCATTTTTGATGAGCAAACTAGGATTGAAACTTGATATTAGTGCACCATTAGGTAAGTTAGTATAATATGTTGCCCCTAACACCGTGTCGCAATACTTTGGCCACCAGCCAAATTCAAGTTGATAAAGGATTTCTTGACTACCTACTTTGAAGTAGTCATCCCAATTCACTTGCATTTGAGCAGCGCGCCTTTCGGCAGCAGGATCATAAAATATGATATCTGCTACTGTTGCATTGCTAATTCGTTGATAGGGGACTGACATATTATTTTATTCCTATACTAATTCAATATCAAGATTGAATAATGTTGATTGCTCCGCCACGACGCTTATCGGCTACACCAGCACCCATATAAGCAAGACCAGTCAACCACATCTGCAATCCGCCTGGCTTCTCACCCATCTTGATCTGCAAGCCTTCCTTGAGAACAGTGAAAATTGCTGTTTCGTGGAAGTATGCACCAACAAGAACTGGAACAGAAGTGATACCTACAACTGTGCGA